CTCATCGTGTTGAATAATGTTGTTCTAGTCGGATGTCCTGAAAACACTGTGCCTTTAATAATAAATCTTAATCCTGAAGAAGAGTTTACTACTCCTTTCAAAGATGTTAGTGCTTCTATTATAGTAGCGTGATATAATTCATCTAGTTATATTTATTAAAGGAATTGTGGTAAATATCTTCTCAAGACTAGATTGTCTACGGCATCTATTAACTCTTCGTGTTAATGAGCGTCGTGGCTACCGCCATCGTAGCTATAACAACTAGTACTCGAATATTATTATTGATGTATAATGTCTTATATTTTTCTTGCTACCTAATTTTCCGTGTAACCCGAGACAAATCCGGGTTCTATTTCTTTCATTATCCTGATGAAGAACCGTGATACATAAGCTCCTACTGCTTTTAATTCATCAGAAGGATTAAAAATAGCTCGAGGTCTAGAGCCTGAAGCAAGATGAATTTCATTGGATTTAGCAAAGAAGTCGTAGGAAGTATTAATACGATTATTACTTAAAAAAGAATCCCACCCTTTTTAATATATCTTCTTCTTCCTATTGTCATTGACGCCTTCTAAGAAATTCTAAAAAGTGTAACTTTCCGAATTTAACTCTATGTATTTCTAAATCTGTTGATCATGTTGTCTGAAATATTTATCGACAAAAGTCCTAAATTCTCTTACTACGTTAGGATCTGTTTGTTCTAGAGCTGATATTTGTCTAATACTTAAAGCTGCTATTTGATTGTAGATACAATTGGAATATTGTACTGCTTCAGGAAAGTCTTAGTTAATATAATACTGATTTTTGCAAGAACACTTACCATCTCCATATGATTTAATTTAGCATATTTAATTTCCATATAACATGCTTGGCTTGTTACAATCTTTACTAAAAGGATTGTAGTGTGTTGCTCTCAACTCTTCTGAGTTTATGTTTCGATTTGCGACATACACGTCTTATTAATAATTACTTTCTATTAAGTCTTCTACGTTTATCATATCTGTTTCTTATTTTCAAATTCTCTGACCTCCTGCTCACTTAGCAGAAGTCTATTACCTTCTAGGGACTTGTCCGCATAATTAAGAAATCCAATTCAATATCATTATTAAAATGCTGTCTTCTTCAGTGCCAGCTCTATTATATATACGTCTAGTAGTCCTATTATATTGATTGGAGAATAAGTATATTAACGCTAATGTAGCGTGGATCGCAAAGTTAATTTGAGTCCATGCGTAAGGTAGCAAAACCACACTGAGGAATATGGCTACCAAATAAGTTATCCTTAATTTGTAAGAATACTCATTTGGTTCAATATATAACTCAGGTGGCTAATTAATAGGTGAATCTATTATTTAGTCTATTTGTCGTCATTCTTATACTTGTTCTAAATAAGCGTAAATGATGTTGTCTGATATATGTTTCGCTGCTATCGAAATCACCCATTTTTCTTTGTGGGTCACCTCTTTTATCACTTATCGTTTAATTAATGTATATTATTTCTTAAAATCTTAAGGTTAATTTGGAAGGAATTACTATATAATGCTTTATATTTGCGGAATTAACATGATTTATTATTATATAGTTTGAGGATCTTTTTCATATGGGTATACTTAGTCTAGATTGTCTTCTTGACTGATGAATATCTTCTCCGTGGTGTCTCTACTGTAATACTCCGCTTTGCTTTTAGGATAGAACAAATCGGCATCCTTAGTATATATAGGTTTACTTAAATCTTTGTCCTTTATATTTCGTTTGTTTTATCCTACCACATGTATTCTTACACTAACCTGTTGTACATAGTCATTCCATTTGTAACATTGTTATTACTCAACGTATATAATCTTTCCCTTGTAATATATTGTACCTAGAGGTATGTCTAACAGTCTATGTTAGTAGCCAGAACCGTTACCATCCACATTCACAAGAACATAACTATTCTTAACTTCTACTTAGGCTTATCCGTAATTATAATATCCATCTATCTTAGGATATTTAATGTATGATACATAACATGTTTAATCTTAGACTAGATTGTCTAATTATAGCATGTCATAATATGCAACGTCGTGTAACAC